AATATTAGAACCTATATTTGAAGAAAATAGTAATTTATCTGAAGAAGCCGCATTTCAAGTATATAATGAAAATTATGTGAAAAAAAAATTATCTGAACTATCAGTCGTTTCAGGCTCACCATTCACATATAAAATGTGTGTTCTATTTTTTACTTTTATAATTATTATTATTGCTATAATTCTTCTTGATCATTATAAAATTATTCATTAGTTTATTCAAATGAATAAATCGTATCATATTGTTCTTTATTAGTTGGTTTAAGAAACTGACTTATTGCATAAAAACAATCACTTGTTGTTCTCATGTTTTGTTTAAGTAAATTCCAATATATTAACATAAGTTGCTCTACATAAAAAGGATATAGGTTTATTTTTATTTTACTAATTACATTTTGTGGAAGCCGGTTTGTTTTTAATCGCAAACCTCTAACTTCAAATTTTATTCTGTTATCTATGAACATACCAACATTTAAATGATAAAAGAGTTCTTTGCATAATGTATCAAAAAGATATACATGTAAATAATCACCGTATTTATCTTTAATAATACCTTGAAACCTACCAGATAGATTAAATGGTTTATTATCTACAATACTATAAGCATAACACTCCATAAATTCATATTTTTTATATTTTTGTTCAAACGCTTTTGGATACTTATTTAAAGCTTTTTCGCTTAATCTCAGGTTTAATTTATCTAACTTCATCATGGTTTATATTTCGTTTTATTAATACCAAGTGGGTATTAATAAATCAATTTTTTTATTTTTTGGTATTATTTTTACTTAAAAAGGTCATTTACCTGTTGTGACACTCTGATAAATGTTGTACATTTCGCCATGTTTTTCATGGACGACGCATTAATATATGTGCATGTGCTTCTTAATCCTCCCAAATAATCTTGAACAGTTTCATTTAGATCTCCTTTATAAGGAATTTTTAATACTCTTCCTTCAGACGCTCTGTATTTTTCCATTTTTCCGTAATGAGTTTGTTGAGCCTTATCTGAACTCATTCCATGAAAGAATTTATATTTTTTTCCATCTATTTCTTCTACTTCTCCAGGATTTTGGTCATGACCAGCAAAACGACCACCCACCATTACAAAATCAGCACCACCACCAAATGCTTTCGCCATATCACCTGGACATGTAATTCCTCCATCAGATATAATATGACCTCCTACTCCATGTGCTGCATCTGCACATTCTAATACTGCAGATAATTGAGGCATTCCTACACCTGTCTTCAATCTGGTTGTGCAAGCACTTCCTGGACCAATACCTACCTTCACTACATCTACCTTACCATTTAAGATAAGTTCTTCTACTATTTCTCTTGTTACTACATTTCCAGCAACAATAATCTTATCTGGAAACTCTTCTCTCACTTTCTTACAAAACTCAACCAAATTTGAAATATATCCATTAGCAATATCAATACAAATCCAATTACAATTTATCACCTTAAATATTTCTTTTAAATGATTAATTGCATCATTATTAATGCCTGTTGAAATCATAAAACTATCGGGACTAATTTGTTTATCATAAAAACGCTTATAATCTTCAATAGTATAAAATTTATGAAGAGCCGTTACCATATTATAAGAACTCAAACACTCACATACTTCAAATGTTCCAGTGCTATCCATATTTGCTGAAATAATTGGAATTCCTTTCCATTTCAATGATGAATATTTAAATTTAAATTCTCTTTCTAAATCTACTTCAGACCTACTATTTAAAGTAGATCTCTTAGGACGAATCAAAACATTATGAAAATCCAATTTTTCACCCGACTCAATTTTATTCATATCACTTACTATTTGAAATGAATAATATTTATATGGTTTATTAAATATCTAATGAAATTATATTCTTAGCTGAATTATTCTTTTTTGTTTTCTTAGGCATTTTATTGTTTTCTAAATCTTTTAATGAATTAACAGATATTACTGAATCATTTTCTGTTGTTGATTTATTTTCATGAATATTGATTGTTCTTGTTTTTAATCCAGATAATATATCATCTAATTCGTCATTTTTTGGTCCTTTCATCTCTGGACGACTTGTGCGAACACTCTTGGGTTGTGCATCTGCTGCTTCAAAATTATTTATTTCAACACCCTTTTCTTGAAACATTGCTCCTCTACCAGCATCTATATCAGGACGGTTTGATGCTCTTTCTGTATAAACCATACCTGGTCTTTGTGGGGGTGCTTGATTCTTAGTTTCGACTGGTGCAGGTGGAGGAGGACCACGAGGTCCAGGATTGTTTTGCATAAATTGATTTGCTGTCTGGAATGCTGTTGAATTATTACTCATTGTATCTGCTGTTGCTTGTGTAAACATCTTCATTAACTCTGGACTCTGTTTGATTACATCATCAAAACCGGGCGCAGCACTCGATAATGCTTTATTAGAAAAATTCAATACAGCTGCACTAAATCCTACTCTCAATAATAATGAGATTTCAGGAGCTAATTTTCCTCCCTTGTATTTATCGTGTAATTCGCCAAATATCTCCTCATAACTATCAATATCCTCATTTACTTGCTCACCCCAGCCATCTAAATTTAATCCAAATGGATCAAATACGGCATTACCATATTCTAAAGAATTAATAAATGTCATAAACCACCATCCTTGTAGTTTAATACTATCTTTTTTACGCTTATCATCTAATGCAGTCTCATATTCGTCTTCTACTTCATCAAATTCAGAATCCATTGTAAAATGTGAATAATTACTAATCATTTTTTTTTCATTCCACTCTTCTAATTTTTTAATCATGTGTCTTTTTTTTCTTCTCATTTCTTTTTCACTCATTTTTTTAGATGATGACGGAGCTACATTGGGAACCTCGTTAATCTTGGTAAAACCATCCCATGTTTTTGTATTACCTAAAGTATCTTTGGTTGCACTTCCTAAATTAGAATCTGTAAATCCTTCATCTATATTTATTTTTGGCTCAATATTTGAAAATAAACTATCATTCTTTACTTCCTCTACACCAGAAGTTTCTCCACCCATTTGGATGGAAGAACTTAAATCATTCATTTCTTTTTCTAAATTATCTATGTCATCTAAATTTAAATTTACTTCTTCTTTTGTTGATGGAGATTTGTCATTCATCAATAATTCAACACCAGGTCCAAAATTTACTTCGCTTGTCTTTGAAGAGATAGGTTCTAGATTCTCGATGCCGATATCTATTACTTCCATAATTATGTTATTTATACAAATTTTATTTTTAAATCATCCGCATAATATATATTTTTTTCTCTTACAAAATAATATAATCCCTGTAAAAAACAATCAGCCAAATCATCCTTTTTCTTAGAATCTAGCTTTTCCTTCCAGTTCTCAAAGTTCTCATTCTTATCAATAATATTTCTACTAAAGATTACACTTTGTTGTTTATTTTCTTTATAACTATTTTTATCTTTATCAAATTGTTTTAATTTATGACTAGATGATACAAATTCTATATTTATATTGTCATTTGTCATTATAAAATATTGTGCTAACATACCTTGTATTGTTTTCATTCTATTTGCTATTGGAGATATCTGGTTCTCAATAAATACAACATCTATATTCTCTAGAGTATCTAATTTATTTAATTCTACTTTTAAGTTTTTACCTATACTTAACAAATCTGTCTCTCCAGCTGTTACTTTTTTTTCCTTTTCTATCTTATCTAACATGTGTTTATCAAAATAAGTTCTCAATGTATCTATTAACTCTTGCTTATTTCTTTTCACATTATCTAAAAAAAACATGTGTTGTTTTCCTATAGATAATAAATCTTCTATCTTCTTTTTTTTGAGAACCTTCTCAGTGTAGTCTTTTTTAGGCATCATATACTGTTTATCACACTTAGCATGCTGTTCGCAATAAAAATGTTCTCCTTTTTGGTATTTTGCGTTTTTTCCACAAACTTTTTCTTCGTTTTTCTTTTTAGATGTTTTACATTTGACATTACATTTTTTCTGTACAAAAGTTTGTAAATTAAGTAGGTTGAGAACATTCCAATCAGTTATTTCCATTTTTTCTCCAGAAAGATCCAAAATACAGTAAGCCATATTCTTAATTCCAACATCAAAACTAATTACTTTCATATAAATAAACAAAAATTATTTATTTATATTTTAAAATGTATAATTTATCTTTTTATATTATAAGATGTCTAATAAAACTTCAAAATCTAAAAAAAGAGAAAGAAGTGAATCTCCAAGAAGTTTCGCCTCTCCTTCACCATTTAGCATTGCTTCAAGTACTGGCAGTATTTCAGAACTTGCCGAGGATATTTTAAAAGACCCTAACAACCAACCTCTTGACATTCGTAGAAAAACAATGAGTAAGGTGGTATCTAGATTCAAACCATATAATGTAAGAAGAATTTATAGAGAATTCAATAATAAGAGTAAAACAGGTGGTAAAAAAAATAAAAGAATAACCATTAAAAAGAAAAAATCAAGAAAAACCTTAAAAAAACCCATGTTCAAGCGTAATAAATCAGTAAAATAAAAATATAAATGATTTATATTTTTATAAAATTATTTAGGTTCAGCTTGTAATACTTGTTCTCTATTAATAGAAGGAGCAATTCTTCTAGCATTCAATTCTTCTCTTGATAAATAATACGCCTTTAAATCACTCTCTGTTTGTCCTAATTGCTTTGTTTCGTCATTTAGAGAACTATATAAATGAGGATTAGACATAGGTTCTACTAAATTACTATTAATGCTATTTAGATCAATAGGTCTTTTATAGTAACCTACATCGTTACAGCTTTCTTTCATATTATATTCCATAATAGTGTTAGCATTTTTAATCATATAATTTCTATATTGCCAGTTAGATTTAATATTATTAGACTCTTTGATACTTTCATTTATTGTAGATTCAGGTTGCCAACATGCAGTAACAGCACGGCCATCACTCATTAAAGGAGGAAATTCAGGATATTTATTATTTGCTCCATATCCCAATGACATTTGAGATTGTCCTGTTTTATCACTTGTAAATTCTTTTACTTGGTTCATAAATTTGGAAAACATAATATATAAAAATACATATATTATATTTTAACTGTTTCTAAATTATTCTTCTTGTAATATTCCTAATAAATCTGCCTTTTTTAATTTAGACACATCATCACTTGTAGCTAAACCTTTAGAGACTACTAACTTCTTTAAATTTTGAATATGCATCTTTTTGTATTGTTGCATATTAGCAATTTTCTCTGACTCCATATTATTATTTAATGGTGTTTCTATTTTCTCAACACTAATATCTTCTACTTCTTTTAATTCAGGTACAGATATTTCTTCGACATCATTTGTAACACTTTCTTCTAATTCTTC